CGGGCGCTTCCACGGTGTCGGCTTTTCTGGCGTAGTCCGGCAGGCCGAAGCCACGGATGTACTTGCCGTTGCGCTTCAGGTCACGGAAGGAAACGCAGTTGCCCTTGTTCCCCTCGATGATGGTCATGTCATCGCCGTAGGTGCTCCACACCAGACCAACGTGGTCGCTGGCTCCGGTGTTGTCGCCGTAGCCCGAGTCTTCCCAGTCGTAGAAGATAACGTCGCCACGCTGGGGCATGTAGCTGTCATCCTCCATCCAGCGGCCATGCTGCTTATACAGCTGGATCATCGGGATGCAGCCGCACTCCGGGAAGATGATGTCGCTCAGACCGGCAGCATACCCGCAGGCGGAAACGAAGGTCGCGCACCAGGGGTCATCGTAGGTCATGCGATAGCCACGCGGCAGCGGTCGGATCTCGTTGTAGGTGTCGATGATTTTCCGGTGGCTGCCGTCGGCTTCCTTGCATCCCACCCACTTACCGGCAGCGTCCAGAACGCTCTGTCGCAGTTCTTGTTCAGTCATGTTCGTACCCTCGAAAATGGGCGGGACTTTCGCCCCGCCCTGTTGAGTTTGCTTACGCGCTGGTCTTGTAGGCGTACACGCCCTTGCACTTGGCATCCAGGACAAAAGCGTCGTAGTAGATGTGGCCTTCCACCACGTCGCCGTCGATGCCCAGAGGAGTCCGCTGCACACGCAGGGTCTTGAGCTTGATCGGGTCCACGGTTGCGCCCTTCCACTTCATGATGAAGCCGGTCTTGGCGGGCATGTAGCTGGAGGGAACGGTCACGATCTGGATGCCGTCGATGGTGCCCTTGTAGCCCTGGGCAACAGCCTGCTTGTTCAGCTGGGCGCCGCCGACAACCTGGTCAGCCAGCTGGAACTTCACGAAGTCCAGCTCACCGATGAACAGGACGCGGTTGGTGGTGGGCACCAGCTCGTCGCTCATGGCGGCGGAAGCGTTGAAGATGGCCTCCAGGATGTTGGACTTGGACAGGGCAGCGGGAGTGGCGTTGGTCAGGATGGCGTTGCCGGTGGACAGGCCGTTACCGGCAGCCCACTTGGCGAGACGCCACTTGTCCACTTCGGGAGTGACCACGTTGTCCCAGTGGTCTTTCAGGCGGGCGTTGGCCTGCTTGACGTTGAACTGATCGCTGGCGTTCGCCTTGTCGATGGAGAAGGTGAAGGCGCGGTCGCGGGTCATGGTCAGGGTCTGCTTGGTGTCGCCCAGCTCATAGATGGTGCCGAAGCGGTTCTGGCCGCTGCGGGTGTAGTCAACCAGGTCAACCCGGTCGGCGGTGATGATCTCGATGCTCTTGGCGCCGATGAAGTCGTACTTCTTACCGGCGAAAGCGTTGGTCTTGGAACCGATGGAGAAGCGCTCTTCCAGCTTCTTCTCATACAGGCTTGCTACATTGATGGTGCCGTCTGCCATTGTTGTTTATCTCCTTGTTTTTTTAATTCTGCGGACAAGGAACCGCCTCCGGTCAATCGTCGTCGTCGTACCAGAGCGCGTCGAAAGCCTGGTTCCGGTTCCGCGTTCCGGCGGACCTGGTGCTTCCTACGCTGCGTTCCTTGTTCCTGTTGTTTTGCCGCAGGGCTTTGACCTCTTCCCGGAGCAGGCGGTTCTCATGCCGCTGATATGCTCCCACCAGGTCGAAGGTCCGTCCGGCGTCTGCCCAGACTTCCTGCGGGATCTCTTCCGCTTTTACGTTGGGGTAAGCCGCAAGGAAGGCTGCGAACATTTGCTGCCGCCTTTCTTCTGGACTGGCTTCCGCCTTCTGCTCTTCCTTCTTTTCGGCTTTGCTCGCTTCCTCGCGGACTTTTTTGAGCGCTTCCTCTTCCGTCAGGTTCTCGTCCTTGGCCATCAGCATCCGCGCCCGGGTGTTTTCCATCAGCTGCTCCACCGTCAGGTTGGAGGATTCAGCCAGCTCTTTCAGAAAACTCTCCTGGGTCTTCAGCCGGTTCATGGTCTCGCTGTCCGTCTTGAATTTGTCGCGCTCTTCTTTTACGCGGTCATAGTCCTTGCCCTTCTGGGCCAGCTCAATGATCTCGTCGCGGCCCACTTCCAGCTCTTCCCCGTTCACCTTCAGCTTGAAACGCTGGTTGTCCGTCTCAGGCTTCTGTTCCGGTTCGGGCTCCTCGGTGGTCTCGCTCTCTGCTTCCGTCTCCGCCTCAGCCTCCGATTCTTCCGGCTGCGCATCCGCTTCCTCATCGGCGTTCCCTGGAGTCCAGTCATCGTCATCGTTCCACAGGGCGTCAAAGTTGTCCGCCTGCTGGGCCTCGGTTTCCTGGGCTTCGGTTTCTTCGGTTTCGACTTCGTTGGTCAGGTTCTCGTTTTCCATGTTCTTTCCTTTCTGCCGCTGGTAGTCCGGCTAAAAAGTTGTTGTTTATATCTGCGAAGGGCTGGTGTTGCCTCTTGCATACGTTCAGAATTCGCCGCCGTTGTTGATGGCGCGCTGGAGGGTGCCGTATCCGCCCCCGCCCTGCACTTCAGGCAGCTGCTCGGTCTGGGCCAGCGTCTCGCTCTCCCCTTCGGGAGGTGGCGCCTGGTTCTGCATCATGCCCATCATCGCCTGCTGCTGCGCGATCTCCTGCCGCTTCTCCTCCATCAGCGCCCGCTTGGCAGGCATGTAGCTGTCGGGGATGCGCTCCAGATACTGCACGATCGTGATTTGCCCGTTGGTAAGCAGATTGTCCAGCGTCTGCATCGCGGCGATCTCGCTGTAATAGCTGCTCGCGCCCACGTCCAGCTTCAGCATCATGGGGTGTTCCTTCAGCTGGCTGAAATCAATGGGCTGCGGCATGGCGGCGGGAGCGTTCACGCCCATCATCTGCATCTGCTCCGCCATCTCCGGCGGCAGCGGCAGATCCACATAGCGTTCGCCGTAGTATTCCGCCATGAAATCGATGTAGATGCGGAACAGGTCTTCCACTGCGCGGTAGATGTTCTGCTTCGTCAGCTCGCTTGGCGTAGAAGCCGCCCGCTGCAAAGCGATGATGGCGCTGGTGTTGTCAGGCCGGGTGTCGCCCAGCGCAACAGCCGTCGCGCCAAGGCTCTGCTCCGTCTGCTCCACAGCCAGCTTGATAAACTGCGCGATCTGCGGGTCAATGGACGCCGGGTCAATGATCTTCGCCACCGTGCCCACATCGCCAGGTACGCCGATAGCACCGCCCACGCGGTTATCCCAGCTGCGCACCTTCGTCTTGTCGTAGACCACCTTCGGCCACGCCGTCCGCATGATGCTCAACATGCTCATGGCCCAGGCTTTGTTGATGAATATTTGGTTGGGGATGAGGCCGGTGATCATGGCTTCGCCGTGGTAGCAGTCCTGAATCACGTCCCACGGCAGCCAGCTGATGGGATAGTGGCGGATGCCAAGGCTGTGGGGCTTGTACACCGTTGTGTCCTTCGTGCTTTTGTACGCCCAGATCTCCCCGGTCTCGTCATCCCGCCACATGGTCAGCAGCACCGTCACCTTATCGTCGGTCAGCTTGGCGCTGTCCGTGGTGGTGTTCTCGTCCATGTCCGGCTGGATGTCCTTCCACTCGGAAACCTTGTTGTTCTTCGCCTCGATCTTGGTACTGCGCACCAACTGGCGGAAACTGATGGTGATGCTTGGCTGGCTCTGCACATTCCGGTCGTTGGGGTTGCCGAAGAATACACGGTCAGCGCCCACCGTCTCGGTCTTGATGGCGCCGTAAATCTCATGCTCCAGGTCCACCGGCTCGTCCGGATCCCAGTAGGTGTACAGGCAGCCGCTTCCGTCCACGGCGGCGTTCCTCGCAAACTCCCGCACAAGCGCCGGGATCTCGTTGTGCTCCATCAGCGCGGCACACTCGTCGTTCACGATGTCCACAAGGGTCTGGAGCTCGTGCTTGTTCGCCGTGTTCTCCAAAGCCGTGGCGTTCAGCTTCAGGTTGTCCGTGGTGATGCTCGCCACAATGAAGCCCACGACGCGCTTCAGAATGTTGAACACCGGCGTTGGCAGGCCGTTCGCCTGGACGCCCTCCCATTGCTTCAACTGTTATCGCAAAGGCTTTTTATCCTCTGCTTCTCATGGTTTCCCATGAGGTCAGCATATCTTTTCACCCATTGGGTGCCCCTGCCTCGTGGACGGATTATATCTTTTCACCGTCTATGCGTTGCGGCTGGCGTACCTTCGATACGCCTTCACCTCTGATTACCTTGCGAGTCGTATGGTTTTTATTGGCTCTTGCTGTGTTTTCGCTCCGGGTCAGCCACCGGCAGTTTTCCGGGCAGTAGTCCTTTGCCGGGTCGATTCGGTCAATACTCAGCTCGTCCGTATAGCCGTTTGCCAGCGCCCACTCGCGGAAGGCTTTGTAGTCGTTCCACTCTTCACAGACCTTTACGCCCTTTCCGCCGTACAGCGGGTAGGCGTCCCGGTTTGGGTTGTTGCAGCGCTGCCGCATGCCGCACCAGATGTTGTAGAGCCTCGTCTTTTTGTCGTGCCCCTCGCCGTGCGTCCGGTTGCTTTTTCCTGTCTCCGCAACGGCTTCCCGGCGCAGGCATCCGCAGGACTTCGTGTTTCCGGTCCGCAGATTGTTTCCCGGCACCACTACGGTCAGCCCGCAGTCGCAAACGCATTTCCAATAGGCTTTGCGGTTCCTGATGCCATCAAACGCCACCACAGTCAGGCGGCCATACTTTTCGCCAACTAAATCCATATTCATCCTCCGTTAGATGTTTTGTAACTCGTTTAGGCTTCCAGCTTTTTTCAGGGGTTTTACATCGGCAAGCTATTTACCGATGAAGAAATTTCTGTTCGCCTGGATAGTGTTCTCCAGGTTGATCTGCTGGTTGAACAGCAGACCGCGCTCGTAGAGGTTCCATGCGCTGTGCGCGTCCGGTTCTTTTCGGCCTTCAAACAGGCCCAGTTCTTCATCCATGTCTCAAACCATCCTTATTCAGTTTCGGCACGTCCGGGTTGAAGCTCATGATCTCGCTGATCCCGTCGTTGAAAGCCTTCATTCTCTCCGCTTCCTCTTCCATCGCCGTGATGGGCAGCTCTGTGATCTGTCTTTCCAGGTCTGCCAGCTTGTCGCGCAGCAGGATGTTCTCTTCCTGCACCGCAGCCAGCTTCTCGTTCAGACCGTTCATGCGCTCCTGCGCCGCTTTCAGTTCTTCGCGGTCCGTGTTCGCGGACAAAGCCAGCCGTCCAAGCGAGTCGTTCACGTTTTCCAGCCGTTTGTCTGCCAGCCGCCGGTCCCCTTTCACTTCTTGCTCCAGCTTCAGAGCGAAGTAGGCGTTCAGCAGAACGCTCAAAACAAGCAAAATGTTGATGATCATCTGCACCATGTCCTTTCTCCTCGTCATCCGGCGAAGCTCATGTATCCGTTCGTCATGTCCCCGCCGCACATCCAGGTCTCATAGTCCGTCTCGATAAACTCGTCATCGTCTTCCGAAGCCTCGTTCCGTCCGTCCTTCTCTCCCTCCGCTTCCAAAACGCGGGAAACGCAGAAGTAGCGGCACATATCCACCGTGTGGGTGACTTCGTGGGGGTCTTTCGCGCAGTCGTTGGGGTTTTTATCGTCCGCCTGAATCGAGATGATGTCCTGGATCACGCGCTCCAGGTCGCTGAAAAACATCAGCCCCGGCATGCTCTCCGGTGCCTGGCCATCTTTGAACAGGCTCTTTACAAACGGGTCTTTCAAAGGGATGGGCGCCATCATGTTCTTCATGATCATGTGGCCCTGAATACGGTTGTTGGAGCTCTTCGTCACCACGATGCCGTTTTCCAGGTACAGCTCCACAAGGCTCTTGCCTGTGTCCTTCTGTTTGTTCCACATGTCCGGCGGCACATAGGTGGTCTCGATCTTCTCGGAAGGCAGCGTGTTCGCCCTGATCCGCAGGGCCGCGTCCTGCACCACCAGCCTGCTCTCTTCAAACTCACGGAAGCACCAGCAGCGCCCGTCCTGGTCAACCGCCCACCAGCCTACACTCAAAAGGTCGAAGCCGTAGTCAAGGCTGCGGTACATCGGCCAGTTCGCCGGGATCTGAAAACGCGGGAACACGTTCCGCACCGGCGAGAAGTTCTTGAAGTAGCTGCCCGACAAAGCGTCCCAGTCGCCGTATCGGTGCGCCATGCGCAGGTCTTCCGGCAGGTTCGCCAGGTTCTTCAGGTACATGGGGCTGCTTTGCAGGACCCACGGGTTGTCATCGACGGTGGCGAAAATAAACGTGTAGTCTTTCGGGTCTTCGTTGCGTTCCGGGTTCTTTGGGTCTACCCTGTACCGCTTGTCGATAAACAGCCGCTTCACCCAGGCATGGCCCACGCCGCCGGGGTTACAGGTCAGGTACATTCTTTTCGGGAATCCGTTCGCGCCACGGACGCAGGTCTGCAAATACTGAAAGGCTCGCTCGCTAAGCTGCGTGGCTTCTTCCAGGAAGATCACGTCGAACTCAACGCCCTGGTATTCGTTCTCCGCGTCATCGCCGTCCCAGTGGCCGAACTTGATGGAAGAACCGTTTTCAAAGGTCATCAGGTGGGAGGTGCCGTTGTATTTGAAAATCTCTTTCGGAAGCCAGCGCAGGATGGGCCGCACAAGGTTTTCTTCCAGTTCCGGGTAGTGCGCCCGGACCATCAGCACCTTGATGCCGGGATAGGCAATGCACAGACCCACAGCCTTCAACCGCGCGACGTGCGTCTTGCCGCCGCCTCGCGCTCCGCCGTAACAAACAAAAAAAGTGTCCGCGTCAAGAAACTGCTGTTGCTTTTCACTTACTGTCCCAAAGTCCAGAACGATCTCGTTCTTGTCAGCAGCTTTTTTCCTTGGCATCGAACACCACCTGATTTCTTATTTTTTTGTGGGCGGCCCCGCCTCCGCCTAAGTCCCTCACGGCCCCGGAGGGCCGCTCTCTTCCTTTCTCAGCTTTACATCGTCACGATGATCTCTTTTCTTTTTCCACGCAGCGTCAAGGTCTGGAGACAATGCGTGGAAGGCGTCAGCATCTTCTGCGCCGCGTACCCGCCAAAGCGAAGCCAGCTCGTTGCGCAAATCACTTTGAACGGCTTCACCGTCACAAGGTTGTTGCGCGGGTCTATCAGGATCTTCCCCGGCTGCGTGGTGAAGGGCTTGTGCGTGTGGCCCACAATCAGCGCGTCCATGCCGTCGATCACATAGCCGAATCGTTCACCGCGATTCACAGCGCCGCCTGTCAGAATTCCGCCGCCGGAACCATGAACCAGCACAAGGCAGTAGGTTGGCCGCTGGTATGCCGTTGTCTTAACGCCGTTTTCGTACTCCTGCACACCGAGCTGGATTTTGAGAAAAGCAATGTTTTCGCGGTACAGATGCTCAAGATCCAGCTTCGCCGCGATGTCGTAGACTGGATCGTCGTCCGCGTCCTTGCCGCTGCGCCGCTCGTGGTTGCCGGGAACGAAGCACAATATCCTGTCCCGCACCGGCTCCAGCAGCTTCGCCATCATCCGCTTCTGCTCGCTGGGGTACATCGTCGCCCGGAAAACATTCGTCACGCTTGACTTCGTTCCGTTGTCGATCAGGTCCCCGCCCAAGGTAAGATACAGATTCGGCGTGTTCTTCACCGTCTCCAGAAACTGCATGAACTCCTGTTCCATGCACTCCGCAGAGCCCAGATGCACGTCCGATATGGGAACGACCGTGATGTCATGCCCGCCTAAAAACGAGTGCTGGATCATCTCAAAGTCTGGAAGCATCCGTCTCCCTCCGGGAAGAACTATTTGGTCAGGGGCTTGCCAGGCTCCCTGCCGTTCCCACGTTAGGCGCTCTGACGGTGGCTTAACGTCAGGCCGTGTTTCCGTCTTCTACCATCAGACGACTCACAAGTTTTGAGCTAAGCTCTATCTCGTATGGCGATTTTCACGCCGCTGCTTGTTATTTCATCCCACGACCTGCGCTTCACAGGCCAGCAGCCGTGTGGCCGAAAGGAGGTGATTATGCGAAAGAACACTGTT